CTTGTTTCATTAATGATGCTCCTTCACCCGTACCTTGAACATCAACAACCAAACCCTCAACACCTAATTCATTTTCAACCCATTCAATACATTCTTTTGAATGTAAATATTGTCTTATTCTATTAATAAATCTACTTCCATCATAATATTCTAGCATATGACTATTATTACGATTAAAACTTTTCCAATCTTTAATAGTCTTTAACTCACTTTGTAACAAAAGATCCAGATTATCTTTTAAAAAGTTGTTATAATATTTCATACAAAAAACCTCTCCGCTCTTCTGCCCCACCACAAACATTCTCTTGCATATTTTTCTAAATTTCCATCATATACAAGAAACGGATCGAGCATTTTATTTGCTTGTTTTTTTACTAATTTAGGATATCTACTATTATATGTATTATCCAAAAAATCACCGATTTCATTATAAAATCTTTTTTTCTCTTTTGCAATATGAATACCGGTTGCTTCTTCATACTCCCAATAAATATCAGAAGCTCCTTCTACTTCTCTTCCCCAAGGTATTTTATTTTTAAACACATTATCTAATAAACCCATTGTCTCATGATATTCTTTGTACAATAAAGTAGAGGGGTTTTCTATAAACCAATTAAACAAATCATTATAAAATTGTCTATGAATAATATTATATTTTTTCTTTAAATCAATTGCAAGAATTCTTAACCAACCAAGAAAATGAACAGATATCATATACCATTTCCAACCACATGCTTTTAAATAATCATCATAAGACATAACGTTTGAACCAACAACAACATCATTAGTATCTTCCATAAGTTTTTCTGGAGGATGTTCATGATGAAAAAAACAAGGAGCAGTTTTAACTATCTTTACTCCATATTTTTTTAAATATTCGGGATCACCAAATGGTGTATTTGGTAACGCTACCATAGTATAAATTCCAATATAATTATGATATCCTATATCATCAATCAATCTATATAATCCTTCTTTAAAACTACTTAAAGTCTCTTCTGGTAATCCTAAAATAGTCTCAATATACGCAGGCATTCCTTTCTTTTTTAAATAAGCTATAACCTGTTCCAAATTTGTATTTTCATTTGCTCGTTCAACTGCTTTAAGAGTAGAAGAATTAGTGGACTGTAAGGCAAGAGTTACACTTTTATTTAATCCTACTTTCCACAAATCTTTGGCAATATCAAAAAGATAAGGTTTTTTATGTTTCGCCCAAGTAATATTTAATGCATTTGGATAACCTTTTGTTTCTAATTTATCAATCAATAAATCTGATATAATTTTATGTTCTTTATACATTCCAAAATTATTGTCGATTAAATGTAGATAATCAATTTTATGATCTGAAATCCAATTTATTTCTTTAACCATCTTGTCATAATCTTGTTTAATAACTTTAGTCCAATGTCTATCTCCAACTTCACAAAAAGTACAAGTATATGGACACCCTCGTTCAAGTTCAATTAAACTTTCCCATTTATAATCATGATCTCTGATAGCAACTAATTTATCAAAGAGGCCATCAAGATATGGACTAGGCATTTCAGAAATATTTTTTATTCTATTTTCAAGAGGAGTTTGAAAAGAATGAGTTGTAATACCATTAACTGTAGACCAATCATCATTTTTTAAAAGATTTGCGAAAACCTTTTCTCCTTCATTATGTACAATAGCATCAATATATGGCCGATCATTCAAAAATTCTTGACATCTACCATACTTAGGTGTACCTAATCCTCCATATATTATTTTACAATCAGGATTAAATCTTTTAACTTCATCACAAATCCTGTCACTTGTATGAGTATTCCATACGAAATAAGAAACGCCTACTATATCACACTCAGCAAGTTTCCTAGCTGTGGATGAAACATTAAACTTCCCGTCAAGTATATAATGCCAATCATGAACATCAAAATCATAATTATTTGTAATTTCTTCATCTGTTCTACAATAGCTCCAAACACATCCCGTAGAATATGGTAATTTTACTTGATTTGTGAAAATGTGAGAAAGTTCAAGAAATGCTATCTTATGTTTCATTTTTTAAACTATAAAATATGGACCGGCTGTAAATTCAGCCTTTAACTTTCCATTTGCAGTAACAAATATATCAATCATAGATAAATCCTAATTTATTCTCAACTAAGTATTGATCATTAATTTTTGAATGATCTATACTCTTCTTAGGTCTAATGTAACACAATGAAAGCCTCCTCCTAATGTTCTAGCGTGTTTCATAGACAAGGGTATACTTTCTATTTTGTATTGTTCTAAAATTTTTATTAATGGTTTTTGATTTTCATCAACAATAACTAAATTAGGATTAATGCTTAATAAATTTAATCCAATTGAATCGCTTGATATTCCAGAATCTTCAGCATCAGTTGTAACTATATCAGTAAAAAATATTTTTTCCCAGTTCTTAAAAAATTTAGGATAATTATCTTGATTACATCTTAATCCATTTAATAATACAAGTCCCTCTCTTAAAGGAATTATTGTACTATCAAAATGTGCGCCAGAATATGCATCACGTTCAATGTGAACATTATATTCAGGAAACATTCTTTGTAACCACTCAGCACCTTTTTCATTTCCACTATTACTTATTTGAAAAATCAAATCATTATTAATTCTTATTACATTAGGAGCATCAAAAAGAATCTCATTATTCATTAATGTTGATTTTGACAAATCTGAAAAATCGAAACTATTGTTTTCAATAATTTGTTTTGGTGCAGAAAACCATTTCGCTCCATCATCAAACGCTCTTTGCAGAATTTTATTATAAGACCAAGTTTCAAATATTCTACTTCTCATCACGCTAGGAACTTCAACAATATTATTTCCCAAAACCAAAAAAATATCTCTGGGACAATAATTATGCCAACCAGTAGTTCTCCATTTTGGAGTCTGTATTTGAAGATGGGAAAACTGTCTCTCTGGTCGATGAACTATAACTCCACAATCTTCCAATACTTCAGATAAAATATCAAGATCCTCTTTTGCTTCTTCAAGAATATTTTGATTATATGGTCCAACATGTTTTTTTATTTCATCTTTTGACAAATGAGCATACATGAAATTTTTCATTGAAGAATCTAATGGGGGAATACGTGCAAAATCTGCACGTCCTACAATTATTTCTTCAAGAGAATCCCAACTATTATGTGAATTAATTATCACTACATCTCCATATAATAATGTTTTGTACTATACCAATCATTTTGTTTAAATTCTTGACCCCTCTTTAAAATTATTTTATCACTTAACATAGTTTCATCATAATCCTCTACTGCTAAACCCTTAAAGTCCAACGAACATCTAGTATGAGAAGATTTATTATGTACATGATTTCCATGTATCACATCACCACTAAAAACCAACAGTTCATTCACACGTATATCTGCTCTTCGATATGAATCATTTTCATCTTGATAATAAAAATCATTTAAATAATTACATTCTATCAACGGTATCCAAAAATTACTTTCGAATGTAGGATGATAATAAGGAGGAGAATCCTCTAAATGCTTATTATATCCATCGGTTGTCTTTTCAACATACTTTATAGAATATCCTGCAGGAAATATTCTAAAAGAAGGAAGTTTTTGAATATAGATGCCCTTATTATCAAAATATGGCTTAATAACTTCTTTAATGAATTCAATCCATAGCTTATTAAAACTAGAAGTCTTAATAACATTCGTATATGTCTTCGAAACCACTTCAAACTCTTCAGTTCCTCCAGTCATATCAGAAAACTCACGTTCAAAATGAATCTTTTTATGTAATTTAGTTAAATCTTCTTCAAAATATTCTTGAAAAATTTTAGCAAAATTATATTTTTTAGTATTATATTCTATTGTTTTAATCATTTGTCTCTCCCTGTTCTATTCGTAAATAAATTTTCCAGTCTTAGTATTCCGTGTTTTACCAAAACTTGCTGAATGATCCATCTCCTTAGTGAAAGGTGATGGATTATAATCATTATTAATAAATTTTTTTATATTCTCATATAAAATTGTATGATTTTCTTGTGAAAGATGATTTCTTCTAAGATCCACAAAATCATAACTCTGTTCTCTAAACCTCTCTACATCAATACATTCTTCCTGAGAAATGTGTCCTAATTCAACAGGATATGTATAAAAATTTGGGCTATTAAGTTTTTCAACATCTAAAAAAGAACCCATTCTACTTAATACTTTAATACCATAAGTACAAAACACTATCGTTTTCATATTTAATAATAAAGAATTCATGTAAAGAAATCCTAAATTTTTAAAATTAGACCATTTCAATTCATCATGCATTGTTAAAAACATAAATTCTATTTCAGATTTGAATGATTCATAATATATTTTCTCTTTCTTCAAGTCTTCGTTTTCTGCCCACCAACTTTCTTTTTTATCAAAATCCCAATTAATATGTGTAATTGTTGCAGGATTTGCATAGGGAAAATGAATTCTGTCCTCTCCGCTTAAGAAAAAAATACAAATATAATCTTCTTTTTTCTCATCACTAGAAATAAAATTATAATATTCTTTAAATGACCAATGAGGACCTGTTCCAGCCAATGCATGGTTTGTTATTTCATAATCATGATTTAAATGTTCATACCAGGCTGTTATTTGTTTATTTTCAACTTGCCTATCTTCAGGATCTGCAAAACTATCTCCAAAAATTATTATTTTTTTAGTCTGCATAAACTTCCACAACATTCAGGTAAGGTTTCTTCTTTTTTCCAAAATTCGGGCTTAATGTGTTCTCTCCATATTTTTAAAATATCTTTTAATTTATATTTCTTCAAATTATTCCAGTATTTATCCAAATTATCTAATTTTTTATCTTGAAAGGTTTTATTTAATTGTTTCTGTGCATGTAAAGCACAACAGGGATATACAGAAAAATCCGATGCTATTTCAACTTCTTCCCAAGTATTTCTCTGATGCCATCCTATACAATAAACCAAATCTTTAAACTTTTCAGGCAAATTATGTTTGTTGTTATTTATTTTTTCTGGCAAACTTTCATACAAAGGGGTGGACATGTCTTTTCGTTCTTCCAAATTTTTTCATTTAATACTTTATCATATTCTGAAAAAATATGATTTAAAGAATTAGTTTTAAGATTATTATCTATATGACTAATACGTTCATTAATTTTTCCAAATTCCATATAATCTGTATAATAATGACAACATGGATACACATTTAAATCTAAATCTATTTCATATTGATGCCACTGATGGGCTCTATAATTATAAAAATCACATTTTATTTGCATACGTAATAATATATATTATTTTTTTTAAGCGATTCTTCACAAATAAATATATTTTCATCATCAAGTTTATTAAATTCTCGACCATTAAATCTACACAATAATTTCATATTTCTTCCATTTTTTCTTGAAAACTTTATCACATCGGGTAATTCATGATAATTATGATTAAATATAGTATAATCCCATCTAGTTATTCTATGTTTTGCAGATTCAACCATATTTTTTAATGCAATATCAGTTCTTACATTAACTCTATATATTTGATTTGTTACATCCGTTAATCCATCAATACCAAATACAAAACTAGTTTTTTTATATCGTGTAAGTATTTTTTTTATCCATTTTGGACCTCTAATACCGCCATTCGTATAAATCTCAACGTTATCAAATACAGTTTCGGCTATACAGATTAATTGTTCAATATTGGGATGTAATAAAGGATCACCTACTTCACCACAAAATTTTGCAAGCAAGTTTTCATGTTGATTATTTTTAAAAAATTTTATATTGTGTAATATTAAAAATTCAAAATCTTCAATTTTTAAATGTCTGGTAGATGGTAGACTTTCTTTGTAAAGTGTTCTAAAACAACTAGGACAATCAGCATTACAGTATGATGTGATTTCAAAATTAAATATACACTCACCAGTTGTCATCAATTCCCCAAAACAAGGTTACTTAATTCAAATTTATTTTTTTCATATTGGTTAATAACACTAGGTATTAGTCTCTCTTTAATTCTAAATTTAGGTCGAGTATTTATTTTTATAACAATAGGTATATTATATAATTTTGCAAAATCTAAAACTTCTGGTACTTCAAACCAATTATGTTCGAAAATAATATATTGCCAAGACACCATTGAAGGATCTCTTCTTGATCCAAACCTACTATCCGAAAATGCAATCATATTGTCAATTGCTTTTTGAGTGTTCACCTTTCTTCTATATAATCCATTTAAATCATCGTGTAGTCCATCTATAGAAAACATGATTTCCAAATTCTTATACGTATCTCCTAAATCTCTGAAAAATTTTGAAGTTCTTATACCACCGTTAGTGACCACTCTTAACGATTTAAAAATTCCCGCACCAAGGTCAATAAAAGATTTTATGTGTGGATGAACCATGGGGTCTCCCAATTCACCCTCATATGTTATATATTTGTTTGTAAATAAATCAATATCTCTTTCGATAATAAATTTAAACATATCAAAATCCATATGAATTTGATTTAATCCTGGGTGTAGAGGTTCGTTAGGAATATCAATTGGCTTGTTATTACTTTCATATCTTTTACAAGAAGGACACGCGGCATTGCAATAACTGCTTATTGTAAAATCATAATTCGGATATACAACCGTACTCATAAATCAAACCCTAAACAAATATTTTTTATAACATTAAAATCGCTTTCACTTAAATGTTCCTTATAAGAACGTTCTTGAGAAAGATAAACATGATTAAATAGATGATAAAATTTATTCAAATCCGGATTGGTATAATTATCAATAGTTTTATCTATACGTGTTATCCAATCAATATACGTTTTTCTATTATGTATTAGTTTATGTTCAATTATTTCAAGTTTTTCTTTAAATGCTGATACTTCCCAATCTAAATATTTTTCTATTTGTGACCAAAAACCCTTTAACCTTATTAGAGGATTTTCTTCCAAATCAAAGCTGTAATCAAAAATCTCATCATATAATTCAAATCCTAAATTTAATAAACTATGATTACTACCTTTTACACCTATAGAAATAAAAGGTTTTTCATATAAAAATTGCTTCCATGTTTTCTCAGTAAAATAAGTGGGCCCCGCCAAATAAGTTTCTAATACTACATCACAACAGGAGTTAAAACTTTCCACTGGAGGAAAGGTATTAAAAATAAGTTTATTTACTTCGATGTTATCGATAATCATCTTTTCTGAATTGTCACCTGTATGTTGTTCATTAATGTAACTCTTGGCCAATTCTAATTCATTAAGTAGTTTAAAATCTTCTCCTGCATCAAAGCCATTTTTAAATATATTTTCTTCGATATTTAGTAATTGTCCATTACAGGTCCCCATTGAAAACCAAGCAGGCACATTCCAATGGTTTAGGTGACCACCGTGGTGATGAAATTGAGGAACATAAGAATACTCATAATTCTTATGTGTGTAGTAACGGTCAACCGTTGCTAATCTTGGTGTGGCAGGAGAACATATTAATTGACAAAAATTTTTTGTTTTTTTATTTTTTTTTAATTCATCAAGATGTTCTTGAAGGTAAGAGGGGTACCGTTTTGAGTAAAGAGAATCAACAAGACCTCTTACAGTAAAAGGAAAACATAATACCTTACATTTTTCTTTAACTCCTATTTGTTTACACCATTTTGAATATCTTTCTTTTATATTTAAATCTGAACACAAAAACCAAACATCATATTCATGCTTATATAAAATTTTATGTATTTTAGAAAATAAACGATACCTAAGCGAATCATCATCATCGCAACCGGTAATAATACCAAATAATTCTTCACGTTCCACGGGATCATCTTTAATTTCAAGTAAGCCTTCAATATAAGAAGAAGAATCTAATGGAAAAAGTCTAGATCCTTCTGGTAGATCATAAAGAAGTATAGAATCTTTTTCAAATTTTAATTCATATGCTTGAAATAATAATTCAGGATTGAGAATAATTGTATCTAAATTAACTGTTATCATAATTATTTCTGATTTCTATAAACTTATCAATCCAATTATCTCTATGCTCAATAAAAATCTGTGGTACTTCATCTGCTACAGCAATAATTATTGCGATATAAGGTATAGATACACCAGTCATTTCTTCCCACATAACAGAATATGCTGAACCCTGCATAAAATAATTATCAATCCATTCTTCTTTCTTGGGTTTGCTTGAAGTTTTAAAATCAATTATGTGTTTTTTTCCACGAAATACACCAACACAATCAACTCTTCCCCCCACTCTTAAATGATTTGAAAATAATGTACGTTCTTGGCCATAAACCAACTCTATTTCATCCAAAATAGATTGAATACTTTTAAACATAACAACATTGTCAGGAGTATAATCGTCAAATGACAATTCATTATTCAAATAATCTTCACAAAGTTTATGAACTTTTGTACCGCGGCGGGATGCTTGAGTGGAAATTTTATTGGCTTGTTTTTCACCAACACGTTTTCTCCATTTGATTATACCTTCTTTTTTATAATCTGAAAGTACAGTAGTAACAGAAGGATATTTTTCACCATCAGGAGTTACATAACATCTTTTTCCGTTTTCATTTGAAGTTTTTAGTTCTAAATCTCCAAGAACATTTTCGTGTATAAACATTATTCTATTCAATTATAGGTACGGTACTATACTTATGGGCTTTCTTTATTTCTCTTAGCTTATCATTAAAGGCCGCATCTGGTTTCTTTGGTCCAATATTATCATAAGCAAATCCCGGAGCAGAAACTAATTGTGTTATTTCACCACCACAAGTCTCAAAGCCATGATCAGTAGGATTCTCATCATATAGAATTTGTTCCACACATGTTGATTCTGTTGGAATCTTTCTGTCAGCTATTTTTAATTCTTTTTCAAAGACTTTTTCGCATTTTGTACATTTATAGTCATATATTGGCATAATAATCCTTCTACATTTTATGAATACTAGCCATACCTTTTGATTCTGCGATTGACAAATATTCTCTTGGGGTATTAATAAATCGAACTGAAGTATTATCTACTATTACATTAATATCATCTAATTGTTTTGGAATGATATCATCAAACAAATGTCTATCTTTCTTTTTAAATTTATCAAAAATCGCTGGACTTAAATAACACGCTCCTGATGTTGCTAAAAGTTCTTTAGTCATTTTATAATCAGGTCTAACCGAAATCTTTTCTATTTTATCAGAGCCGTTTTTATATTTAATAAAATTTTTATATTTACTATCTCCCATAGACATATGAGATAAGATAGAAATGGGTTTCCCATTATTTTTGTGGATTTTATAATAGTTTTCTATATCAAAATCATATAAATTACCACCATGCAAAAATAAAAAAACATCTTCATCAAATTTATAACTTAATTGATTTAAAGATTGTGCAGTTCCAACACTACCTTTTTGCTTATGAACATTAATACTAAAATTAGTTTCACTAAAATTTTCAAATTGAAATTTTTTTAATGCTAATTCAATTTGATTATGATAATAACTTGTTGTAATAACTACTTCACTAATATCGAATTTTTTTAACCATTCAAGATTGTGAAACAGTATCGGTTTCGCCTTCACTGGCAATAAACACTTTGGCATCATATCCGTAAAGGGCCTTAACTCTGTATTCATGCCAGCACAGGCCATCAATACTTTCATTTTTTTGCTTTCTTTTTCGCTTTAGATTTTTTGGTGCTTGTAAAACGGCCCTGATTATCCCTAGTAGGTTCGGGTTCGGGTTGTTGAAGATACTCCGGAAAAGAGTTATAAGCCACGTGATGAGTAATCTTGTCATATTTTTTTTGAAGTTCTTTTTCCTTCATATGCCAAAGATCATCAGCTTCAGATGGGGCTAAGGAATTAACCAATTCGATCCACAAAGTTTCACGCTTTGCGCTGGTTAACGTTGGATGTCCCCCCTCAATAAACAAATATAATCGTCTTACTTCATAATTTAAGGTGGCACCATCATCAATAGGCCCAATATTTGGAAGATAACTGTTTTGTGGTTTAAAATCCATATCATCAGGTGTCGATGTTAAATCTGGTCTCCCCTTAGGAAGTAAAAACTTTATATCTTTATTAAAATTATGCCGCAACAATTCCCTTACTGCTTTTGTTTGATTTTGTCGTAAATAATTAACACGTTCCTCATCAGACTGTAATCCATTCGCTACAGCAAAAATTTCACTTGTCATTTTAGCGGCCATAGTTGCTCCTAAAATTCATTTATATGCTCCATTAAATTTTTAAGTTTATGTTTTACGAAATAGTTAAAAAGTTTAGTTCTACCAATTTCAGGTTGACTATCATATTCAACCACAATATTAGTTTGCAACCATTCAGGAATGTTTGTTAAATCGATTAACATTTCATTTCTACGATAGTTACGCAACTGTTCACCTTGACAAAATACATCAGGCTCAAGCTCGGACCAAACTGAAACTTTTTTCTTTGATAATGGCGTTTGTCTTTTATCCATAACAACAAATGTATCATCACTAGACAAAAAATTAGGAACACCATCGCTTACATCACCCCTAAGAATATGTTCTCTTAAAAAATTTTCTGGATTATCAGTATTAAGAAATTTCTTCGTAAGAGGCGAATATTGATCCACATTTGGATATTTTTGTAACTGAACAAAATCTTTATCACTTGATAATATTAAAACGGGTTCTTGTTCAACAAATAATTCTTCAATGCCAGTAACAGATTCATTATTATTCTCTTGCCACAATTTTTTCGCTTTTTGTTCTCGTTTCATTACAATAGTAGCAATAATGTCGTCTGCCTCTGCTTTATCTATGTATATAACCTTATAAGGAAAGTTTTCACTTATTTCTTCTCGTACTATATGCAATATTCTGTATAATTCAACCCAATCAAAATCAGATTTATCTCTTGTTGTTTTTCTTTGAGCTTTATAATATTTGAATGCATCCTTTCGCCAATTGTCTTTTGCATCACAACAAACAACCAGATCACCATATTCATCACTAAATTTATGATGATACATTCTTATGGTATTTAAAACCGCATGTCTAACAAAATCTTCAGACATTGATTTCTTATTCATCATTACATTTGCAATAACGATTTGTGAATAATCAAGTAATATCATTTTACAACTTTAAGCAGTATAGTTTCATTATTAATACGACCCGTTAAATCCTTTTCTTTAGAATTAATAGATTCATATTGTCTTTTAATAGCAATTTTACCACCAGAAAGCATTTTTGTCAATACTTCTTCTGGCTTTCTTACTTTTTTACATTTAGAAAGTGATGTATCAAATCCTCGGAGAGTACTTCCTTTTACAGATAGTCCTGCATGACCTTCTGCTTGATACACACCAAGTTTACGATACTTTGAATTAAATATATACAATCGATCAGCACCAACAATCTCAGATGGATTGATAGATGCTATTTTATATTCGTTATCTTGTTTTTTGTAATTTAATTTAGCAATTTGTTTCGAAACTGAAACAGGTTTTTTCTTTCGTGGTTTTCTTTGTTGCTTACTAAAATTAGCAGAGTATCTTTCGCAATCATCAATAATTGTTTGTATATAATTCTCATAACTAGCAAGTTGCTTCTTCTTCATATGAGCAAATGCTTCTGCTAAATCTTCATCTGTCGGAATTAATCTTATTTCTTCTATATAAGGTTCAAATTCTTTTGCTATCTTTTTTGCGATTAATCCTTTAACTTGTTTACTAACCAACCAATCATATACGCTTATAGTTGGCTTATAGTCATTATCAAAGAAATCATCTATAGATTCTTCTATTTCAGAAGCATATAAAGAGACTTGTTCTTTTATATGATCTTGTATAGATGGCTTATCATTTCCGTTAATTTCTTTTTCAGCAGATTTTTCTTTTGAAACAAGTTCGCCTCTTTTCTTACTGTAGTCAATAAGGTAACTAATTTTCTCTACATACTCTTTGGGAAAATGTTCATATCCTCTCATAATCATTCTAGCAAGAAAACCTCCTCCCTTCAAATGAACAACGTTTGGTCCATCAACAAGAAGTCCACCTTTTCCCCATGGAAAGGATCTTACTTTCTGAATATCTTCTTTACTATATCCAGAATGTTTCATGTATTCCAGCATCCATTTTTTAGATTGATCTGCTTCATGAAAATGACTATACCAATTCAATCCATGCATGATATCAGTTGGAGTAGAAGTTTCATCAAAGATCGGTTCAGAACCCATCTTCTGTTCATCAAAGGTTCTTCCCGAACCAATAATTTGTTTAGGCTTTCTTGTTAATCGTGATATTTTTTTTAACTTCTTCTTCGGCATAATCAAGTTCATATGATAGGTTATCAAGAAAATCAATCCATTGATTGATACGTTTATCCCAACTATAATGAGTATGTGAATATTCTAATGCATTGTCAAGATTTTTTTGAACATCTTTTGTCCAATATGAATCCATAACATCTTCAAGAGTATCAGCAAATCTTTCAACATGCTTATTTTTATCCTCTGTATAATTGTACATATAAGCAAAATCGCCACATGTTTCGGGTAAAGCACCATAATTAGAAGTAACAATAGCACAACGGGCCGACATTGCTTCCATGGCTACTCTACATGAAGTTTCTAGCCAAGTAGATGGATATGCTAATATATGCATATTTTTCCAATGTTCCCTTAATTCATCATAAGGAACCGCACCATAATAAGTTACTCTTGGATCTTTTTCACACATTTCAAATAAAGGCTTATATGGCTCATCATTTTTTTCCCAACCATATAATTTATAGCTAGAAAAAATATGTAAATGAAAATCACTTCTATCTATTAAATTTAAAGAATTCACAAGAACATCAAGACCTCGCTGAGGTGTTGAAGCATATATTAATTGAAGATCCTTTGTTTCAGTTTCTTCGTGTTTTGGAATAGGATCTATAGCATTTTTAATAACTGTTCCACGATCATATGGTATATTCAATAATGTATTAAATTGCTGTTGTTGCCAATGACTAACAAAAATCAATTTATTAAAAAGGTCTAATTGAGTTTTAAGAATATTATATGCAGGATCTTGTGCAAGATCATGAATCCAAAAAAGTCTACGTTTATTTTCTTCTATAGAATGGACTCTTGAAATCACAAATTGAAATTTGTCTTTATATTCCTTAGGTAATCTGCGGAATAATTCCATTGAAAGAAGTTCTGTTCCTCCTAAAGAATTCTCCGCAAGATTTCCTTCTTCATGCTGAGGTATTTTCACATCTGCATTATCTATCATAATTCACTTTCTAAAAATTATAACTACGTTTATAAAAAATATGATCATCAATTGTTACATTTTTTCGATATTGCTTTGACCAGTGAGGATATTTTTCCATCCAATTAGCATGATAATGCGTTGCGCCATCTGTTATATCCATAAGTCTATCTTTATGATCATAAAACCATTTAGCTATCGATTGTGAGTTTCTCCATCCATTTCCTTCTCTTGGAACATCACCCATTCCATCACAATACCATGAAAATTGGCATCGATCTCTTTTTGGATGTCCTGAAGACCAATGGAGCCCTTCATATATTACATCACAAAATGAATTAGGAAAGTGGTGTGAATCTACTCTATTTTTTGTTACAAAAGCAACTGCTAGTTTTCCTGCAGTCGATTGGGTTGCCGCTTCAAAGTAAATATTTTTAGCCAAACACGTAACTTGTTCTTTGTTTTGCACGATTAAACCTAAGTTAGGATTTTTTACAGATTGTGTTTTGACTATTGATATTGTTGAAACTGATGGTAGTTGTGGAATGACTCTATATGCATTTGCGCTTGACTTTCCAAGTGGTACTCCTACAACTCCGGGTATCAGTATTGTTGCGGCAATTACCATCAAAAAAGCATAACCCTTTTTTAACATGTAATTCTCCGTTTGTTAACGATTTCATTATTAAATTAATTATTCAATCGTATGTTCTATATTTATAACATTCTTTTTTTAGTGTTTTCGATTGTTTTCTTTACTCGTTCAATCTTTTTCTTTCTAATAGACTCTACTTTGTCCTTAGAGCCGGTAGAAAGTGCTTTCTCCTTCATAATAGCAACTGTTAATTCTGCATTCGCTTCATGCATTTTAAGGGTATTTTCAAGTCTTTTAATTGCCCCCCGTTGTCTTTCACGTTTATTTTTTGTCATTTTTCCCCTTTGATCTAATTTTTACTGTGTGTCCTGTATAACCATCTTTTGTTTTATACGTTAATACAGTTTCGATATAAAAATCTTTTTCATGTGAAAGTTTGATAATTTGTTTTTGTGTTGTTTCTTTATACCAGATGTGAACCATCCGTTTTTATAGAAGTATGATATCCCCGTTTTTCCATTGATTTAGCAAAGGTAATAGCGGCTTCTCTTGATTGACAAAATCTTTTATATATAAATTCTGGTTCAGGTTCAACAAATTTAATATTTTCTCTCATTTGAGCATGATTATTTAATACGCTTTTATTAGCAACAAAATATTCTACCCAGATATTCATAATCATGCTTCCAATCGTAATTGCCATGCTAACATTATTCCAAAAGTTAACACGAGAATCCAAAAAAATATTTCTGATTGATTAAACATTTTATCTCCTTTAATTATTTAAAACTGGATCACCTCTATCATAAAATTTCCAACCACCTCTGCAGGGTAGTCGTTTCCTTTTAATATATGCCCTATCGGTATATACCTTCATATCACTTTGACACTCTGCAAAAAATGGTGTCATTCCACTTGGCCAATTGTTGCTCTTTGTTGTTGAACAACTACTCAAAAATAACATTACCAAAATTAGTAATGTCGTTTTCATCCGTAGGGCCTCTTTTCTAAATCTTTATGTGGAGCTTCTTTTTCCACACATTGTCGATAAGGTCTTTTATAGTCAGCATTTTTCCAAGAAATTGTTCCTCTTTTCATACCCATTCGATTATCTTCCCAAAATCCATAACACCCTTCTTGTGTAGTTGTGCAACTAACAACCATCCATGTCGCCATCATTATAAAAATTAATAATAGCATTTCTTTCATGTATTCCTTAAATATCTTTTAAAAATTTTTCCTTTATTTTTAGAGAGCCCTTTATTCCACAATGCGGACAATACATAGCTTCTACTTTCTGTTTGTATACTTCATCTTTATTATTAGGAGTTTTTGCATAACTCCACCACTTTCCACATTTTTTATTTCCACAATTGAAATGATATAAAATCTCAAAAACATATTCATGATTATGAGCCAATTTTTCAATCATTTAGATCCTTCAGGATACTAAGTGTGTAAGTCATATATTTTAATCAATATCCATATTAATAAAACATTAGTTGTTAACAATTCTAGTGCTAAAATTGTATGATACCAAATCCATCTTACTTCATATTTTTTATTTCGTTCTAACTCTTCATCATCTCTAACTCTTTTTACAAAATTATTCTTTATTGATTCAAAAAAATTTACCATCTACATCCTTTAATTTAGATATGGAGACATAACACCCGAAACTTCTGGACTTTCCTCCTGCATTCTTCCACAAAACTCATGAAATTCATCCAAATTATCTTCTTCATGAAAATGTGCTTCATGATAACGTGAAAATAATTCCTTTGCTTCTCTCAACATTTTAACATCAAATTCATGAAACGTTCCATCAGGCTCAAGAGCTAAAAGACAATCTTGATCCGGTCTAAAGAATAATTCTATTCTTGTCGTTGGAATTCCCAACATTATTTGCTCCTGAAAAAACGATATAGTGGGGCGCGGCCTGAATGGTGGGGGTGCAGATCCATTAGTCCATTCAGACCTCCCTGCGCCATCTTTGAAACCTGTTCTATTATTTATTTTTTATTCTATCTATACATACAAATAAAATTGCAAGAACTATACCTAAAATAACAAAAAGTTGAAGTGGAAGAAAAACATCATTCCAACTCCAACTAATTTTATCAGTTAATTTTAAAAATGAAAGAGTAAGTGTTATAAAAAACATCAATAATATCGGAATGCGATAAATAAACACTTTCACTTAGCTTCCTTTTCTGCTGGTGCTTTGGTAAAATAATCTTGATTAATTACAGGAACATTATCGCTTCTTATCTGACTTTCTTGTAGTACAGTTCGTCTTCCCTCTGGTATAATACATTCTAATTTTGTAATCTTACCACCGTTCTCTAAATACTCATCAATTTTTATATTTAGATCATCTCTTGATATCTTAAATTTCTTTTTATATTTTTTAGGCATATTTATTTATAATATATTATTATAGCAATAAATTAGAAAAAAAGCAACCATTTAGCGCAAATTTTCCAGTTGAGACCCAAGTCCACTTTCTTTTAACTTGAGTTGTACATCTTCAAAAGTAAAAAATTTCTGTAATACATCTTTACTTAAAAATAATTCTCCATTTAAATATAAATCAAACTGTCCTCTTGATCCCTCTTCAGTCTCACAAGTATCAGGTAAATGTTGATTAATTTGTGCAGAAAGACCTTCTGCTTGTGGTCTATAATTTCAGGAACCACAATATTTAATTAAAAACATATATCCCTTCTTTCGGATTTTAAATTTTTCTAATCCCAAAGACCGTGATAATGCTTTGCGAAAAGATTTAGACCTTCTTCAATTTTATTCCACCATTCATTTCTTTCATTTTCATGATCTACATGGTGGGCAATTTTATCATAGTCTTCATCTTTATCAATAATCATTTCAAACGCATTAATCATTTTCTGAAGTTTTTCCATCCAGAGATTTTCGTAATACTTACTCTCTGCTTCACGATCTAAAATTTCTTCAAATGATCCCTGAGAAGAAAACTCAGGATATGCTTCTGTTTCGTCATAAGGAGTAGGATAACCAAAATGTGGTACACGTTCCCGTAAACGAATAAGAGCAGGATGAATAATATTAGCAAGAGTATTATCCAAATTCCAAACATCATGATTGTCAATGCGTATATGAAAGGCCCGATTTTTTCTAGCAACGGATCCCATTTTCACAAACATAATAAATTCTCTATCAAGTATTTATGGTAGTGGCTCCCCGAACCGGATTCGAACCAGTGACCCAATGATTAACAGTCATTTGCTCTACCAACTGAGCTATCGGGGAATATTATAATTGGCCTTCGAAAAGATATTTATCAAAAAAATGCCAAACAAAATCTGGAAGTTCCAAGGCTCTACAAACCAGAACAAAGCTATGATGTACAAAATAATAATAATCAACACTTATTCTGCTTGCAATATAACTTACTATCAAAAGCAAAGTAAACCAGATAAACATTTCACGAATAATATTTTTTCTAAACATCTTCGTCAATCGCATATTTTAAAATTGTATTTTCAAGTTCATCCGCACCTGTCGCATAATCACTCTCTGATCCTTCTTCTGCGAGTTTTCTCATTCGCTTTACAGTCTCGATACCTTCACGAACAAAAACAGGAGCTAAATCTTCAAAACCATTCCAATCATATCGGAATTCATAACCTTCTTCAGACAAAGTACTTAATTTAGTGGTTTCCCAAGTAGCAACTTGCCATTTTCCTTCAGTCTCTACCCAGACATAAACATATTCAAGATAAGAACTTTCCCGAATATACTCTTCAAAATCAAGATAATTTTCATAAGCTATTGGTTCATCTGTATTTGCACGATCCTCATGAGACTTTTTAACTGTTTCACTCAAACCTGATGCATAACCCAAAGTTGTAGCTAATTCAAATGCTTTTTCTTTAGAATTATAATTTTCTAGCAATTGTTCACCAACACCAGTTGTATAACCGTCATAATGCACGTAGGATGAAGTAACTTCCCAATCCTTGTTCATATATGCTACTAAACTATTCGTACTCATAATGCCCCCATATCACAAAGGTAACTTTCTAATGCATAGAATGAACCCCATTGTGTGTTATCTATTTCACCATTTACTGCTTCCCAATAAGAAGCAATCAGTTCTTCTAAACTCCTGTTTAAACTTAAATCAATTTTATCTTTCATTTCCATTAGTCCATCCTCGAATCTACATAAACTCTCATTCCAACTTCTTTCAAAACATCGGCAAATGCCTCTGCATAAGCCTCTTTACGAGCAAGAGACTGTCCAAACTCTCGGACAGAAACATACCATCCACCATAATAATGCTTATTACCTTTTCCAATACTTTTAAGATAGGAAACAAATTTTCCGCGGGCAGGATTAATAACTACTCCAGCAAATCCACAAACTCCACCTTCAACAACATAAGTTTTTTTGGAATAATCAATTTCATTACCCATCAACTCTGTAGGAGTTCCGACTACCATCGGAGTAACACCGACTCTACGACCAGCATCCATGCCCATCAAATGGGCTCTCTCTAAAACTTTTTCACAATGCACACGACTCATAGCCATAATTTATATCTCAAAGGGGTTAATGATCGAGAGGAATTCCCAACCTTCACTTATATTATCTCAAAACCACGCCATAGTGTCAAGATAAAAATTGGTTTTCTTCAGTTATTCAATTAAATTCGAAACATCAGATACAAACCTATTAGTAATTTCTCTAGGATTAAATCCAACGCCAACCTCTTCACCAGAAAAACTAACACTAAATGCTCCGGCATAAATCATATACGCTATTATAGCAACTGCAATATATTTTATCATACTACCCTCACGCTATTTTTTAAAAGTTCTTCTGATGAAATTTCATAACCAAAAAAATGTTTGTCGATTTCGACAACAATATCACCAACATTGGTCATTCTTAACATTTCAATATGTGATATTAATTTTTTAGATTCTTTCATTGCCCAAATTCTTGCCTCTTCAAGTGACGCAAATATTTCAGAAGAAAGAAATTCTCCTTTCTTGAACAATCTTGCTACAAAGTACGTTTCTTTATTTTTCACTATATCTCCTCCTACATTAAGGCAATCATAAAAAGGATAAACAAATATCCTACACCAAACAATAATACCAAAGTTACACTTTCTTCAAGCCACACCATAATTTCTCCTAAAATAATGAAGTATGCATTCCTGTATGAGCGGTGAATGTTCCTCTCATCAGATCATTATACACGTTTTTATATTCACTTACAGATTTTAACTCACCTTTTTTAGTAAGTTTTGCAAACATCATATCGTAAGTATCCATTGAATTTAGTGTAATTCTTAAATAATTGGAATTTGAACTGTTTCTACCAAGTTTCATTGCAAGACCATCACCAAGATTCAATAAATTCTTAGCTCCTGTCATCATTCGAAACTTGTTTCCACCCAATTGTTCCCAAATAATACGGGCAACATCACCACTTTCATACTTATCTTTATTTGCGTACATGCTCATAATAAAAATTTATTAGGGGGGTTAATGATCGGGAGGAATTCCCAACCTTCACTTATATTATATCAAACAGGGGGTGGAGTGTCAAGACAATAATTGGTAATTACCAATTATTGTTTGGTAAAAATCATATCAGTAGAATCTGCACTTGTTGGATATGCTGTTGAATCACATGCTAAGTATAAAATATTTTCATTAAGTTGATAAAAACAATAAACAACATCTCCTGCTTTTTCATTAGTACAATCTTTTGCAATATTCAGTTTCCAGTCATCATAATCACAATTATTGTCAGAATTATAAGAATTTGTTGATAAAACAGATTGAGGTGTTCTTTTTGTGATAGAACCAATTGTTATTAAAAATCTATTCTTTTCGCTTATTAAATTATACGTATGTGTTTCTTCCTGTAGGGCATAATCAGTAAGACAATTTGCATCAGAATGTTGTTCTTCTCTTACAAATATACTATTATCTACATATGTAAATTGAAAATGATTAGAATAATTATCTGAATCAACATAACATTCTGTTTTCCACAATTCTTTTGATTCTTTAGTTGCAGTTTGTGGTGTAGAAAATTTTGTTCCAGGTGAAGTTATGAATGGAGAAGTTGAAACCTCTGCAGAACCTGAACTAGTTGCATATTCTTCATTGTTTGCACAACCAGATAAAACTAAAAGTAAAATCGGAATAATATATTTCATTTTGTTCCTTTCATAATAAATATTATAATTATGGATAAACCCGCATACATACAAAACTCAACTGTCGGCTATAAAAATATGTCGTTCAAAGAAAGTATAGAATTTCATTTCTCTCATCCATACCCATCACCACCGAATTACCTCCTCACCGTAGGACCAAATTCTAAACTGACAAAATCTTGTCAAGAAACTTTTGATGGACCGTATTTAACATTTGATTCTATAAAATGGAATGACATCTTTGTAATAGATATGAAAATTGAAGCATTTCTTACAGGATTCGCACAAAAAGTATTAAACAAATCCATATTCAATAAGCATGGAGAGCTTCAATCAAATCAAAAACTTCTTATTCAGTTACATGTCGGTCAAAGCCACGAGGAGTCTGAAAAAATAATTCAAGAAGCATTTGATTACTTCAATCAAATAAATTCTGCTGTGATTGAACAATTCCAAATTCACAACCGCAAAAAAATAATTTATCTTGAATATATGATCTTCGATGATCAAACAATTTATCTAAACCTATTAACAAATATGAAAACAGATATGTTTTATGATATCGAAATTCATACCGTACATAAGCTCACCTCCCCCTACTACCCCTACACACATCTTCACACTATAATTGAAAAATGGAGTGTCCGACAGTATTCGAACCTGTATGGTCATTGGCAGTGGATCTTCCGTGGCGGTCCCAATGGGATTTGAACCCATGTTGCAGGATTGACAATCCTGAGTCCTAGGCCTAACTGAACGATGGGACCATTAAAATAGCAAGGGGCAGGCTTATGCGTAGCTCTGAGCTTATTCCACGCTCCCCATACCCCTCATAGCACCTGTATCCTCGAGTTCCGTCTGGCATGTTCACGCATCACAAGGAGCGCAGTAGCTGGTCAACTCACTCGTACAAGTGGTTAGCTAATCGTTAAAATCCGTGGGGTTGCCCCCAATGTTGTATAACAGCATTGATCCATAGAATATAAATTATATTTTTCCATAACCATGCTTCTATTATTCCTGTTCCCATATTTCATTTTTATTGGGTTGACGGATGAGAATCGAACTCACAACCATCAGAATCACAATCTAATGCTCTACCAATTGAGCTACCGTCAACATCTGGTGGGGAGAGATGGAGTCGAACCATCACAGTCGTTAGACGGCAGGTTTACAGCCTGTTGGGCTCGCCACTTGCTCGGTCTCCCCATAATTAAAATGGAAGATCAGATTCATCAGAATCTTCATCAGAATCTTCATCAGAATCAATATACATACCATCTTCATCTGATGTAAAATAATTTCCTGAATCATCTTTTGCTTCTATTACTTTTACATATTCAAATCCAGAAGCATTTAAAAAATGTTTAAAGTTTTTCAAAAGGTCTGGTAAAGTAGATCCACGATTCATTTGAAAAATTATTTTTTCTTCTTCACCAGTAAACGAAAAACGAAAAACTTCATCAGTAACATTCATATTAATCCTTTCCTTCAAGAATTCTATATGCAAGATTTCTTGCTTCTATTTCTCCATATCCTTCTTGAAGAAGGTCTTTATAAATATGTTCTACTAATCTTTGTTCAAAACTCATACTTTCTCCATTTCTTGTTTTACAAAATCATCCCAAACTGAAATAAATGCTAAAAACAAACCACGTTGTCTACCATGTGCTTCTATTTCATATGGTAGTTCATAATATTCTGTTAAATCTTCTGGAGAATAGTTTATGTTTTTCCAAAGTAATTTACCCGATCTCCAGGTTAATTCTCCAACAAGATATTGTTTAATGTGTACTAATTCATGAGCCAAAGTTTCAAGAATTTGATGAACCCATTCATCTCCGCCTCTTCTACGACCATATTCATCTTCATTCATCTTACGATGGTCGAGAATAATTTGAAACTTCCTTGGTCTGTAGACATTAGTACCGGGTTTAATTCTTGCTTCACCGCCATCAGTATGACGCCTCATATGTACATCTATTTCTACATTGTCTAAAAGTCTTTTACGATTAGGAAGCAATTTAGCTAGACCATAAGCAGTCATACCATAAATTGCATCCTTAACGTTCTGATCAAAATTTCTACAATGAAGATTAACTTTCATTTTAACCAGCTCCAGTCCATCTTACACAACGAAAACCCTTTTCTTCAAAAACATTTCCCCTTGCAAAGTTCCTTGCAGGAGCGGCCCAACCAGCGGGCTTCAAAATGTCTCCGAAACGAAATTTTTTATCACGATCAGTATTAACAACAAAAGCACAAACAGAAGTACTTCCTCTTTTTCCGCTTATCACTTTTATGTATTTAGAACCATATTCATAAGTAAGACCATCAGCATAATCTTTTTCCATCTGCTTTTTGATTTCATCTGATCCGCCTTTACCCGCTCTTGACCATGAATTATAACTTTCTATCATGACATCAAGCATTTCATCCATTTTATCGGACATTACTTCATTTTCTATTGCTTCTGCTTCATTTACTATTTGGTCTAATTGATCACCAATAGTAACTTCTTCTTTAACACGCATAATTTTTCTCTATACTGAAAGATGTTTAATACTAGTAAAGGCTTCTGACATTCGGGCTTTTCCCGATCCATTCTTACCCATACGAGTTTTACCAGAACCTCCACGATAATTCGCAGAATACTTTGAAAACATATTTAGTGATTTGGCACCGAGAATCTTTTCGGATCGCTTAATACAACCACCTCTTATCAAAAATTCTTCAACTGTTTCAAGTCTTTCACTCATAATTAAACTCCTAATAGTTCAGACACAGGTTCAGTTATTACAATTCTACCACCAGTTTTATAATGTCTAATGATATCTTCAACTTTGTCTTCACCATCATACGGAAAAATAAACACCGCAGATGACAAAGTTCCATCAAATCCTTCATAGAACACAGTCAATTGAAACATATTAATTCTCTATTGGAGGTTAATAGTCAGGAGGAATTCCCAACCTTCACTTATATTATCTCAAATATAGGATGGAGTGTCAAGCTAATAATTAGTTTTTTTGGAAGAAATTTGGAGCGAGTGACAGGAATCGAACCCGCATTATAAGATTGGAAATCTCAGGTATTACCATTATACGACACTCGCCTTCCCCTTATTTTCAAGAAAAACAACTCTGTTAAGGTAGGTTTGAGGTTTTCCTTTGTATTTTTTGTGTTTAGCAACCGTTGCGGTTACTGCAATACAATCACCTTCATCGATAGGAACGTTATTTTTATTCTTTATGTTATAAAAAGTAGCTTCTTTTCCATGTCTATTACTCATTATATGAATTGTAAAAGCAGGAAAATTTAATCGCTTTTCAAGTTTCAGAAAGAACCTTCCACGATGTTTGATGGGTCCTAAATAATCAGTATCAACATAGTTGGTAATAAATCCCACTCTACTCCTTCACAATCTAACTTTAATAATAATCTATCTTAATCCACTCCAGTTCATGTAGGGATCATCATACATTTCCATCTGAGCCAATTCTTTCCTTCTTTCTCTAATCTCATCTCCACGAATATCATCTAATACATGTTGAGGAATTTTCTCAGTTTCTTTAATCATATGATCATTAAACTTCTTTTTTTCTGTTCCCATTTTATCCTTTCTCAAAATTAGGGCTTTTGTAATTTCCTTTTTGTTTGAATTTATTTTTATAAAGAGTTGTCGGATTCTCTGACAACCAATTTTTAGGAGCCTCTTCGGCACATCTTTCTGAACAAGCATACACATGATTTTCAGGATTATTCCAAATTGGAGAAATCATGCATTTGTGGGAGCAATAGCCATTAAAGAGTGTGGCGAGCCCAACAGGATGACTTATATCAATTCCTTTGTTTATAATAATTCCACAATTAGTACAAATCATATACGAATCTTTCCACGACATGCTTTTTTAGACATACGTTTCTTTTCATTCCCCTTTCTCTTGGTAGAGTAACGAGACATTCTTAAAACCGCATCATATTTTTTTAGTTCACTCAAAGTCATATTATTTCCTTTTCTAGATATATTATATCTAATCTAAGAAAGAGTGTCAAGACATTTCTGGTCTTACACCAACTAAATGTAAACGATTAGTATCAAGACTTGCATTAATTGCAGTATGGAGTTGAGTAGTATCACAAAGATATGCAGAGCCATCAGCAAACAAATGATGTGCATATTGATTTATCATAAGAAAACAATTTTCATTTGTCTCTATTGGTATATGAACACGTTTTGTTGGATCTACATGTAATGTTAAACATGTTTTGGGTTTAAACATCATAACACGGGTTCTAACAAGTTCTAAATCTTCTATTATAGCATTTGTATAATCCAATTCAGGAAAAAGAAATACATTAAAATCTTTTTCTTCAATACCCTCATCTATTAAGTATTGTAAATTTCTACTACCAAAATAAGGATCCATTTCTGCATCAGTTCCTTGTAAACAAATTTGTAGTGAAAGATACGTATCACTTAATTGATCTCGATACTTATCATCATTAAGAACAAATGTTTGAAGTTCAGTATAAATTCTTTCAGTATCAATATAATGTTTTAATTTTTCTATATCCATTTTTCCTCATTCAATAAATCATCTATGTATTCTAGTTCTCATAATATTTTTACCATATCTCATTTCAACTTCCAAAACTCCAGCTATGGGAGCAATATCCATTTCTTTTCCTCTTCTTATAGTAAAAGAAACTTCTCCCCATTTATCTAAGTCTTTTTCAGTAATTCCATGATTAAAAAAATCACAAAATTCTTCGAAAGTTTTACTTTGTGTTACTGCAGTTTCACCGCCCTTTTTAATTTTTGTCATTGGTCATTCCTTCATACTAATTAATCTAAAACAATTGCTCCTAAAATTCCTAAAACAAAGGGAATAGATGCGTACAAATAACCATATGAAATTACATGTATCACAGTTTCTTCAAGAATATCTCCTAGTGATCTCATGTAATCCTTTAATGAGTAAAAAGTAGTTAGACAGGGGCTAGACTATCCCGAAAGAATACTTTTGCGTAGGCACTCAGGCCCCGTATAGCAAAAGCATCTACTCCCTCACCCTGTGGCACGTACCGACGGTCTTATTGGAGGGGCTCCTTAACTTCATCTAGCTAGAGTCACGTAATCGCACTCAGTAATAGGGTCCGTCCCCCGTTCCTGGCTTTAGTGTCATTTATCTAACTACTTATGTTCTTCCATACTCTTTAATGGCTATTGCTCCCACAAATGCATGATTTCTCCAAAAGGGTTGTACTGTACGAAATCCCGCATATCTTACCATATGTTCAACTTGTTCCCACGTAAGAGGTTTCATCATGTGTCTTAAAGTTCTCTCTTTATCCATGATGTCTTCTGTAGTAAACTTGCCTACTGCTCTTTTATAATCGTAATAATTAAAAGTAATCATATCTTGTACTAATGCAGATTCACATATTGTTTTTTCTGCAAATATAAAAGCACCGCCCTCGTTTAATCCACTATATATGTTCCTTAAGATTTCCATTCTATCTTTTTTCGACATAAACTGCAAGGTAAAAATCGATGTAATAAGACTTATATTTTCCCAACCTCTAAATTTCTTAATATCTAAATGTTGAAATTCTACATCATGTCCTTCTTTTTTTAATGATGCTTCTCTCTTAACCAAATCTTTTTTAAATCCATCCGCAAATTCGACACCAACCCATTTTGCATTTTTACAATGATCTGAATTGTGTCTTAACATTGCTTCTGTTACTTTTCCTGTAGAACATCCAATATCTAATACAGTTGTTTCATCTTCAATAAAATATCTAGAAAGAGAACTAATATCTTGTAACAAATCCGAATAACCTCTTACGGATCTATTAATATGTTCATCAAATCCTTCTTCTCTATGTGCAAAAGTAAAATCAGCCATTTTTCTTTTTCGTGTATGGGGGTCCAGACTTTGTTTCACTACTCTTAGTCCATACGGAGGGTGATTGTCGTTCTGGATCATATTCAACTTTATTAATAACCACTTGATCAGTCATTAACTTTTCATTTCTCTTAGCTTTCCAGTCAATGAAAACTCTTTGTATAAACTTACGTCTATCTTCTTTATTTAGGTCTGTCTTTTTATAAATCTGTGTGACAGGTTTAACTTTCTCTATCATAATCTCCTATAAATTTTTGTATTATGTGTGATCAGGATTCATCCCCGTTCTAATTCTCTCACACGATTTTCTAATGTTGAAACAGTAATTCTTTTCCAGAACGAATTAATTGTAGTTTTAACATCTCCCATTTGAGTCGATTCTTCTTTTGATTTTAAATGTGCTATTTCAGCTTTGAGTACTGCAATGTATGTTTTTACTGCTTTATCCATTGTAACACTTTTTCTTTAATTTATCAACTGTAACGCCTGTCATTTTTCCTCGTCTGGTCCTGGACCATGTAATTCATTTTGGAAATCTTCTATCGAAACTGTTCTCATGTTTGATTGTGGCAAATATTCATAATTTCCTTCATCCACTTTTGGGATTGATTGAAATTCTCTTTTTAATTTTTCTATGTATACACAAGCATCCATCAGTTCTTCTTGAAGATGTTGTAACCATTCTCCTGTAGTAAGATCAGTTCTATCTGTACTTACTCCATAGGTATTCATACCTTTTTCTTCTCTCTTTTTTAATGCTTTACATACATTTTCTACGTTACTGTCCATAATTTTAACATCAGTATAATGTTGTTCCAACATACTTGGTTGCAAGATAATCTTTATCTGTTCTATGATCATGACAATCATAACACATGTCACGCCATTTTATTTGTCCAGAAGAATACTTATTATTCATGTCAGCAGGTTTACCACAAATTGTACAGCTAGGACGCCCTTCATGGGCGGTATAAGTTGGGTGTTCAGGATTCCACCAAATTTCATTATCACTAATCATAATCAATTTTTTATTATATGGTTTAATAAGACATTTGAAATAACTCAATCATATAATTCTTCTTCTGTAATCCATCGCATAGTTTCTTCTTCACCTGTCCATTTAGCAGAAACTACTGGATAGGTTTCCCATGCTCTAAATACCGCCTCTTCACCTCCACGACATAACATTTTTGATCCATCTTCTAATGTAAGTTCTACTACTTTAACAGTTTCTTCTATCATCGTTCTTAATCTTTTTTATTTGAAATCTTCTATTTAAAGAATACCAAATATTTAAAGTAAATCTATCTTGACTTTCTATTGGTGTAACTGCATGGATAAGTTTTTTACCTTCAAAACACAATGTTCTACCAATCTTTGGGGAACAAGTTAATATTTGATTTGTATCTTCAAAAACCAAAGTCTTTCCTCCTTGAAAATCTTGATTTAAATAAGTTACTGATGTATAGTCAGTTTCCGCTCTTGTTTTATCGATATGAAAATTTTGTTTAGAATTTTTAGGCCAAAGCGATAAAGTCACCGCTTCCATAAAATATTTTTTATTTGTTATTTGATTAATTCTTTTGTTTACTCTTTCACATATTTCATAACAAAATTTCTGATCAATCAAATCCAGTTCAAATCCAACTTCATATAAATGTAAAACATGAATATCTCTATATGCTTTAGATTTGACAGACCAATCGATAAATATTCTAATTAAATTTTTACACTCTTCTTCTTCAAGAAAATTATCTTCTAATCCTATCATCACGTATCATGTCTATTACTCTGTATGGGTATATTTTTTGCTTCAAGTATAGCCAAGTTTTCTTTCTGTCTTCTGTGATCTTTTAATGTTGTTAGAGTTTTAACTAATTCCTCTATATCATCATTAGTTAGATAAGGAAGAAAACTTTGAATAGTTAATAGAATATTTTGATGACTCAACATTATTTCTTTTTTATCAATAAATACTTGAACCTTTTTTTCTGCTATCAATATACCTCTTTAACTTCATCGCATAGTCCTAGCTTCTTTGCTTCTTTGGAAGAAAGCCAAACATCTTGTGGTGGTAAAAGAAGTGTTCTAATTTTATCTTCTGACAATCCCGTACATTTTTTATAATGATTAATCATTCTTTCTGTAGTCAAATCATACTCTTTTACTTGAGCAAATAACTCATGTTCTTTACCATAACTTCCCCATGAATATTGATGAGAAAGAATAGAAGTATTAGGAGTAAGAAACCTTCTTCCCTTTTCACCAGAAATAAAAATCACTAAACCACAGGATGCAATCATACCCATACCTATTGTACGGATAGGTATCTTTGATCCTTTCATGACATCTACTAATGCAAAACAAGATGCAAGATCACCACCATTACTACAGATAGCAAGAGTTAATTCTTTATGTTTCTTTTCTTTATTAAAATTCTCTGCGATGATCCAGTCTATTATGGGTTTCATTGTATCTTGAGAAACATCATCCATAAATGTTTTGAATCCCCTTGCTTCTAATGCTGATTCAGGACTTCCTTTTTCTTCTTCACTCATTGTAATTTTCATTATAATAGGTTGTAGAATAATTATATTCGAATATTTCTTTTATCTTATTAATTATGTCTATTGGTAGAAACGGTAAAAAATTCGGAACGAAACTATGTATTAGTCCAATTACGAAAACGCTTAACGCTAAAAAACTTAAATATATTCCAAGATATAAATGTTTAAAATAACCCAATTCAGTATGGCTTAAATGATTATTTTCCCATATCTTAAATGGAAAATAATCTCTAAATTTTATTCCTGAATTTTTCATCTCTCAGTTTTCCTATTTCTGAAACAATTTTAGTTTTACCTTCTGTTAAATAATTAACATCTATAGATTCTTCATCTACTCCACCATGCTTCTCAATAATTTGATCTACAATTTTAATAGGAACAAATCCATAAACAGTACTGCAAAGATTATCTTGATCTTCTGCAAAAGATTTAATCATCAATTCTTCTTCAGAAGGATAACCAATCTCTACTGCTTTATATCGTTTAGCATCATCTCTTGGTGTACTGTATAAAGATTGTCCTGCTTGAATAGACATAGTAAACCCATCATTACATACTAAATGAGGAGTATAAGAACTGGTCATACCTGGAACTATTTGTTTTACTTTTCTATATTTTTTCAAAAATTGATTTACATTCATATTAATCCTCTTCATCAAATCCTATTGGATAAGGAAAGAATATTTTGCTATTACACCATTCAGCATCATCCCATTCTTTTCTTGTTTCTACATATTTTAAACTACCCACAACCTCAGCAGTCAATTTATAATACTGTATACATTTTCGACAAATAAAGTATTCCACTGCTATTTGAGTCAGGTGGTAAATCTGATTAAATGGTTGATCACAATAATCACATCTATAACACATATTGGTATTTGTGAGATCCATAAATCCCCTCCAATATTTGTGTCCATTCTTATAATATTCCATCAAAAATTTTCTTCTAGGATTATACAATCAGCCGTTGCATTAGGAATCGATATACAATCTTTATGTGTCGTCAATTCTGCTTCAAGCCCCCGAACTTCTTTCATGAGTTCGTTATTTGCACCCACCAGATAATCAATTCTTTTCGAATATTTGGCGTGTATTTCTTCCTCAATCTTATGTCTGTATTTTGTTTTGTGATTTGTCTTATGTTTATGTTTTGTCATATCAAATATACCATCGCATAGTGTCTGGAATTGTTTCTGGAAGACCCATTTCCTTACGTTCCACGGGATCATCTTTAATTTCAAGTAAGCCTTCAATTTTTTTTATAATATCTATTATAGCAAGCCGAGTGCCAGTAGTACCACCACACCCTTGGCATGCATTTATTGTTCTATGTCCTTTACTGTATTGTTCATTAAGATCATTACAGTAGTCTAATAGTTTATATAAATTTTCGTCTACAAACATAGCGGAATTTGGTGTTTAATACTTTTTCTTTTTAACGCTACTGCGATTTTCTTTATTTTGTTTCATTATATTGTTACTATTGTACCATGAATCATATTAACTTGTCAAGCTAAAAATTGGTAGAAAAAATTTTATTTTTCCTGACTACATTCTGTATATTCATCTTTTATATGTTGTAAACAATCTTGACATTTTTTAGTCTTTTTTTTCTTTGCGAACTGCTTTGCAAGAATTTGATTTAATGATCCAAGCATTCCATTTTTAGTATGATCAATTTGTGCTTTAACAAAATTTTCAGAAAATGTTATTTTTATCATGACGGTCCAATAACCTCAAATATTCCTATTAGTATTGATGCAATCATAAACAACAATATCTCTCTTTTGTAGTATTGTTTATGTGTTTGGTATAAATAGAATATTTAGTTGGAAAAAGGTAGCGAGGTGACACCGCCTACTAATCTTTACGTCCACCTCGCCACTAATTATTAGAGGTTGAGTATTCATATAAAGTAGGAGTAGTATCAATTCTATTTGAAGTAGAGATTTACTTCACCCGCCAGAAAGAAGCATAGAGTTAATCGATAACTACTCCTACGTGGTTATACATTATATAGAGGACATCAATTCATTTTCATATATCATAGTGTAACCCTCGTCCTGGATGTTCTTCATATCGACAAGAACCCAAAACCCGTCTGTTCATTTCAGAACAGAAAAGGAGAGAGTGATTATGGCTCACTCCCTATGGCCGCCAGCAATTTCTTGCCTCATTCCTATATAGTGGTCAGATTAAGTATATATCAATCA